TCATAAAAAGCTCTATAAAACCCTATTTTATCAGCAGCTATAGTAATTTTTTCTTCTGCTTCTAATCTATTAATACTAATAGAATCATCTGAATTGATTGTAATATAATAATTACTTTGAATATAGGCAAATTTATCAAATTGGAGTAAATCAGAGTTTTCAGGGTTATCTCTATCCAAACCTATAATTTTATTTCCTACATAAATATTTCTAGAATACTTTTGTAAAACCGGTGTATTACCATAAGAAATATCGGGATTTAATACGATAGATTGTTGTATAAGACCCGAAGTACCAGTGCTAGGACCCGTGTACTTATTAATTTCTTTTCCCCTTAATTGTCTTCCATCATAACGAGATGAATTCCAAGCTTTAGTTGATAAAACAGAATCATTAAATTCTATCTGACTGGATTGTGATATTGGATTAGTTGCCATTATGTTAAACTATAAAATCTGCTTTTTCTATTTACTTGTGCTACATTTTCAACAGCAGTTGATTTACTACCTGTTTCAATATAATCTACAACATCAATAAGTGCATTATGTTCAGTTTCATTTGTAGAACTTAAAGATCCAGAGGGTGAATATTTAGCTAGATGTTCTGTTTTTTGTTCGTAATCTATATTTGTACCAGCAATTTTTGTCCTCTCCAAGTAATGTGGTTCAATAACTAAGCCTGTTTTTAAATTAGCTTTTGCTGGTACAAATTCTTTAATTAATTTAAATAAAGTGTGGTCAAAAAACTGTATGGTTCTTATATAATCACCTATACCTATTTTATTATCTAATTTTTGAGTATATATATCTCTAATAGTTTTTAAATCAGGGTAACTACCAGATGTATAATGTTGTGGGTCACCTATATAATCATCTAATCTAAAACCACCTAAAGTGTAGATTATATCTTCATTAACTTCAAAAGTTGGAGAGAAAAATACACCTACATCTGAATAGTCTAATGGTTGTCTATCTTGGGGTGATGTTTCAACTGAAATAAATGGGTCTAAGAAATTATCATCAAACGTACCATTATCAAGTCTAACTTTATCAGATACCATCCCAGAACCTACGGTATCTGGTGTAGGTAAGTGGTGGGTTTCTTCTATAAAAGTAGAACCGGTTGAGAATGAGAAGCCTTGGTAAATATGAAATGCCTTATTAGGAGCATAATTGGATGCCGCTACGTCAAGTGGTTGGTTATTTGAGCCTAAGGGTAATCTTATATATAAGGATTCATAACTTGAACTAATAGTGTTTCCATTATAATTAAAAGGAGATAATGATTGTGAAACTATAGTTGCTTTAGTTAATTTTTCATTCCAACCTCTATATTCTTGTATACTACCTGTAAAACTTCCTATTAAAGGTAAAAATTGCGTAGAACTTATTATTGAATTTCCTAATAAAACGTTAGTATCGACTAAATTAGGGTCTCCTGATATGTGGGGTCGAAAAAATTCTGGAACATCTAAACTACAAGATAAAACATAGGTATTTTTATTAGGGGTAGTATTAGTTGCAAATGCTTCAACTGTATTACCAGCCGTTGAACCACTATTTAATCTTACAGATAAATTCCAAACTTCTCCATTAAAAATGGGTCCTAAATTACTAGAAGCTTTACCTGTGATACCTAAAATACCAGCAACCTCCGTAGATGAACCAGAAGCTATTACTAAATGGGCTAAAGATCCTGAATTTAACTTAGTAGGATCAATACTTTGAGATATTCCTATTGAAACATCATGTATCCCTAAGGAAATGTTTGGATTTGGATCTATTAATGATATTACATCATATGCTGTATTTGATCCTTTTGTTGGGAGAAATCTAAGTTGTAAAGTTTTAGTAGTTTGAATGAAACCGGTACCAAGTTGATTTAGTGATGCTATAGGGTTAACGGCAGCGGTTGGATGACCCTTATGGCTTGTCATAGTGCTTTCTTTTTGATAGCTAAATGTTCTAAATCCTGTTTTGTCTACTAAAGGACCACCATATTCTTTAACATGAAGTACTGTTTCGGGGATACCATAACAAGCAATTAATGCTTTTAATCCGCGTTCAGTACCTTTAGTTTTTAAAAGATAGGATGAGTTGTGATATAATCGTTTCCAAATTTCTTTTGCAATATCACCTTTAGGGATTGAACTACCAACTGAAGCGGAAACCATAGTAGCAGTATCATTAGTTCCAAATTGAAAAGTACCTGTACCATCATCGCCTATTAAATATTCATAAATTGATGAATTTGAAAATTGATCATATGCACTAATACCTCTTGAAGTAAGTTGATTTAATACTAAATCTTTAGATATACCATCTTTTAATCCGCTATGTGCTTCATTTATGTCTGTAATACTATCTATATATGCCCATATATCATCAAAATGTTGTCCTATCATTTCAGTAAATAAGACATATTTATCGTTTTGGGAATTATCTTTTATATGTGGGGGGATAGTATTAACTAAATTATATTGGTTATACTCATCAAATTTAGAAGCACTATACATTTGCCCTCCATTAAAGCTCCCAAAAGTATCTGTTGTAACACCAAACCAAGAATTAACATCTGCTGAATCTGTTTTGGCATTTATAAAAGGTCGTGTAGTATTAGTTTTAGGCCAAGCAAAAGGGCTAGATTCATAGTAGAGATATCTTTCATAATGATCAAAAGACTGTATTAGTTTATCCTGTTTACTATTTAATATATTTCTATTTTCTGTAACAAAATTAGAAGAGCTAACACTACCCGTTATAATATTTAAATTGGCTATAGAACCAGAATATTGTTCTAATAATCCTAATTTATACTTAAAATTTTGTAGTCTTTCGGTAGCGGAACTAAAATGAATAAAATTTTCAAAATGGTAACCTGAAGGGGTATTTGTATTATCGTATTCTAGGTCAAGATAAACCCCACTACCACTCATTAAACTTTGAATATTATTAAAGCTTGAAGTAGCAGACCCATTAGTAAGGATTTGATCAAAAGTTTTATATCCGCTAGGAACAGTAAATATATTCTCAGTAGATAAATTAAAATTTGGGGGGCCTATATCTATACCTATTTCTTCTGTAGATGATTCAGATTTTAATTGAATAGTAACTTCCAGAGGATTAATAATTTCTTCATAAATTTTAAAATTATTTCCTGTTCTTATATTAAAAGGTAAAGGATTATATAATTTAATTAATCCTGTTTTATCTTTGTCTAGTAAAATATTTAATGCTAAAATAGTTGTTTTACCAAAAGATAGATTTATATCTTTTATATAAGCAGAACTTAATATAGCATTACTTAATTTAATTATTGCTTCTTCAAAATCAAATTGAGATAAATTATTAGGAGTAACTCTAATTTCTCTTCTAGAGGGAGAAATTTCTGAAATTATAAAAGGATTAAAAGTACTAGTAATTTGTCTTTGAAATGAAAAATTTAAAGAATAAGTACCATTATTATACCCATAATCTTTTAAAACTTGTTCATAGTCAATATCAATAGAAGTAATTTTTGGTATACTAGTAGTAGTACCCTCATCATTATACGTTGTATAGTCTCTAAAGGATTCATCTTTAATTAAAAGTTTACCCTGTTGATCGAAAATATTTAATTCAATTGAATCATTACCTTGTCCAAAACTTCTTCTTAGTAATTTACTAGGAATTTGTTCTAAATCACCTTTATTAATGGTTTCAATTGTTTGTGTGCCTAATATTGCCATTTTTTAATTTATATTTCCCACCCAGCTCCGGATGCTATACTTGTTCTAGTTGCACTAATTAAATCCCTTAAATCATCTTTTACTCGACCTTCAGCTCGTTTATCTATAGCATCATTCCACTGATTATAACTTTTCTTACTTACGTTATTATCTTCTTTTTCTTTAGCCTGGCGTAAATCATTTAAATTTTTATCTAAAGATTTTCTTAGTTCATTTCTTGATTCTAATGTTTCAAGATTTTGTTTTAACTTACCATATTTTAATTGTGGGTTATTAACAAAGTCCTCACCATATTCTTCTATATAAGTTGATTGTGCTATTTCTTCTTCTATTTGTTCTTGTTCTTCTATTAATCTAATTTCTTCTATCTGTTGTTGTAAGTTTATAACTTGTCTATTAAGTTCATCTATTTCTATATCTTTACTATCTATAATATCTTGTAATGGGCTTCTATAATTGTCTACAAAGTCTTGGCTAGTTTGAATTATAGTAGTGTGTGAATTTTCACCTTCTTTTGGTATATCAAAAAATACACTATTATATAGGCTAAAAAATTCTTCAATATTAACAGGTGGTTGGTCAATACTTAACTCACTAAAACTTGTATCTACTTTATTTTCAAATATCCCCTTACTATATATAGTTTTATTAAAAATAATATCACCTTCATATTTACTAGGTATAGGATTTTCCTCATCTATAATAGGAGGAGGTGGCACCTTTGGGGTCCTAGAAATAGATCTAGAAGAATTTATTGTAGTATTTCCGTAATTAGCAGCCATTATGATTTAACTATTTTAAAATAACAATTTTCATCATATACTCTTACCCCATCATCATTATCATGTTTAAATAAAAATTTATAATATCTTTCTTCTTGTAATCCCTTCATATACATTTTAAAATACATACCTTCAAGATCAGCACTTAATCTAGTATTTAAACTAAATGGTATAACTGTTTCTTCAGTAGCATAATCAACTAAAGAGTAAAAAGAATTACTAGTAAAGTATTTAACATCTAAAAAGTTTGATGATGTTACAAATTTACGGGTTGGGTATAATTCTCTAACATTTAATCTAAATGTAGGTTCTTCTATAGTTTTAAATTCTTTTTTATTATTTCTTAAACTTAAATATAATTCCCCTTTATTTAAAACGTTATTAGAATTAGGACCAACGTGTATTGAATCATCCCAAGAAATATCTAAATAGGGGGGGTATATTGTATGTGTGTCCATAGAGAAGAAATTTAATTCTCCTTCATTATTGGCAGAAAATTCTTGTGAATCAGAACGTTTTATTATAAATCCATTATTTGGAATACCATTAGGATAATTATCTCCATCGGTACTATTTTTAAAATGTTTTAAAACCGGGTTAGTAATATTTAAAGATATATCTAAATCTTCATTAAATCCGTAGGTTCTTTCAACCTCAAATCCTGATCCTGTAAACCAAACACCACCCCCTTTAGCAGCATCTATAAAACTACCCGTAGAACCCAGGTTAAAACTACCTGTATTCCATGAAGTGCCGAAAATGTTTGAAAATGAATCGTTACTTCCGTCCTTGTATTTCCATGAACACCCGTTTGTTATTTGGGGAGAATTACCAAACCTTCCTGTACCATTAACCCAAGATTCAGATAAAGGATAAATTTCTATATTTTGGTCTCTTGCTAGTTCTCTATGTTCTGTTTGGTATAATTTTAAACTAGCTGTAAGGCTATTAAAATTGGTACTAACTTTATCATTAATTGTTTCTACAATCTCGTTTGTACTAAATTGGATTAAAATTCTACTTGGGTAGTGGTTTAAATCTGTATCCGACTTTATGTCTCTTAATTGTAAAATTTCATCTATTCCTGTGTTAAGGGATTGATTAGTAGGATGCGAATATATTGTTGCATCTTTTTCGGGAAAAATAAAGTAATGTGCCATGTTTATCTATTTACTCTGCCAATTAAATCATTATTAGGGTATTTTAATTCAAAAATAGAAGGATCTACTGGGGGGTATATTATACCATTACGTTTAGCAGCTACAAAGTTATATTTAAATTGAGAATATATACCCCCAAATTTATTAACAAATTCTAGCTTAGTTACATTTTGTACTCCTTCAATTCCATATAATATACTAGAAACATCCCCCTCAATTATAGGTTGGTTTATTTGTAAATTATCTATACTAAAAAATCTTTTTAAAGTGTTAATACAAGATAATAAAGTTTGTTCATTATTAAAGCCCGGTTTAACACTAATATTAAATTCTACCTGAAAATTAAGTATAGAAGCATCTTTAATATTAATAGCATCTGTTAGCATTCTATATTGTTCTATGTAGGTTGCTAAATTAATTTTAGCAGCTTCTGGTAAAATTTCTAGTTGTTTATTTAAATTAAATCCTAAAACATACAAATTAAGTGCATTTGGGTTAGCAATTCGCTTACTAGTTTCTAATGAAATTTGATTATCTTGAGTAATATAAGCTTTAGCAATGTTACCTAATTGAGAAGGCATTGATAATGTTCTAAAAATATAATCTTCTTTAGTTACAGTACGTTTTTGTGTTGCGAATTGGGCTACCGTATTGAGACGGATATCTTGTGGGGAATCACCCGGACCACCCCCCAATGCTGGGTTTGGATTATTACATTGTAAAGAATTTTTAGCATCTGTAAGAAGGGTACTATTTAAACCTCCTACTCTAGGTGATACGACTACATTTCCTACTCTATTAATTGTATTAGAAGGTGCATTAGCTTTTAAACCACCCCCTACCATATAAGTAACAGTTAAAGTTGTATTAGCGGGGGCTTCACCATACGCCTTAGTATATAAAAAATTAGATGGATCATATGCTTTATCTAGTAAAGACCTACCGTCTTTTATCCCTAAACCAATGTTATCCGGGTTAGGGATAATTGAAGTATCATCTCCCCCTGTTGAACCTGCCCCAAAATGAATTTCTAATTGTTGATTAGATTTAAACCTAGTAATAAATCTTTTAGATACCTTTTTTGTTCTTAATAAATAAGGGACTTGTCCACTATATTGAGGTAATTCTGGATCATATGCTTCATTATTAGGTACTTCTTCAAATATTGTTTCTTGTGCTAAATAAGGAACTTCTGTCCATGAATTACCTTCGGAATCAACTATAGATTGTATTCCTATAATGTTACTATCATCTAAAGAAATAGTTTTAAACCTTTCAGCAGCTCCTATACCAAAAGTAGATGTTTTTAATTCTGCACTTAGGGCTTTAGCTGTTTTCTTTAAAAGAAAATATTCAGGTTGTGTGCCATTTAAAGAATAAACAGTTTGTTCAGTAGGATCAACGGATGAAGAAAATGAAAAATTTACATCACTTTGTAAAAGATATCTAGTATTTAATCCATTATTTGGTAAAAAATCAGAATTTTTTTCTATCTTAAGAGCATAATCATAATCAGGTAATCCATTACTTTTTGCAGGTATTTGTTGAAATAGATCTAAATTTACTAATGCCGGGGTAGTTACAGTAGGGATATATCCTAAATTATATGCTAAAGCATATAAATTTTCTCTTTCCTGTGCATATTGAAGGAAAACTTCTTGGATTTGTGTATCTGTATAGAATGATAAAACATCACCTATGTAAGAAGCCATTTCAATAAACATAGTTCCTGGACTACCTTCAGTAAAATCATTTAAAAGGTCTGGATAATATATCTCAGCCATATTGATTAAGGCATTTTTAAAATCACCAAAATCTTTATCTAAATATCTTACTGGTTTTTCATTACCCTGAGATGTAGATGTGTATGCCATTAATTTGTATTTTCATAATTATCATTAACAAAACTTAGACTTACAGAGTCTTCTTCATTATTATTAACTAAACTATAGTTAACAGTAACATATAAAATATGACCTTGTAAACCGCCATCTTTTAATGCTATATTTTTTATTTTTATTTCGGGAATATATTGTTCAATTTGTGGTGTAACTATTGATCTTAATTCATCACCCGCTATTGGGGTGTTTTGTTGAAAAAGTCTATTTTTTAATCCAGCCCCAAATAAAGGTTGGTTTAACCTTTCACCCGGGGATGTTAATAATACATTTATTAATTTAGATCTAGCATGGTCTCTAGTAGTATAATCTAAATCAAATATTTTTGTTTTATTAAAAGGTAAACGTATTCCTACTGATGATTTTTCACTAATATCAACAGGATCAATTCTAATAGATTTACGTAATTTAATAGCCATTAGGGTCTAAAGTCTTTTTTCTTATCAATAGCTTCCATTAGTTGGCTATAATCTTTATTTAAAAATTGGTTTACGGGATCATTAGAAGTAAATGTTTCTTCTGGAGTAGGGGCTAAAGCGGTTTCGGATAATAAAGAATCTAGCGTACCATTCCCCGTAGTAAAGTTAGGTGGGGAAATTTGAGATTTAATTTTAGCTCTAAGTTCTTCTTTAGAAGAATCCATTTTAGATATTTCCCCCACAATAGGTTTACTATTGCTTAGTTCTTCTTTTAATACAGCTATTTCACGTTTTAAAGCGTAATCAATTTCTTCACGTATAACTTTTCTAATAATTTGTTCAAATGCACTTAATTTCATTGCTATTAGTTTTTAATAAATATAAATTGTTTTAGTCTATTGGTTCTTCTATAATACCAGTTTCAAATAAATCTGTTCCCGGCCCTTCATCTCTTATTTCATAATATGTTTTTCTTAAGGGTATTATTAAATCTTCTACTATTGTTGTAAGATTATCTGGGTTTGATACATATTCTTCTAATGTAGTTCCATTATCTTCATCTATAATATCTTGTAATTCAGGTAGATTTAAAGATATAATAAAATTAGCCCATATAGCTTGTAGTTGTTCTAATAATTTTTTTAACTGATCTATAGTATTTTGAATACCTAAAATTCCTTGGGTTAAGGGAGTAGATAATTTATTTACTTCAGAATTAAAAAAATCAAAACTGACTTGAAAACTGTTAATAGCATTATCAAATTTTGTAACTGTATCTTTTAATTTGTCTTTTATGTCTCCCAGTCTATTTATAGTAGTTCCATTAGCTAGTGGTCCTGAACTAGCCGCTAGTCCAGCATCTATACTAATAGGTAAACCTATTCTAAATAATGAAACTAATCCTTCAAAACCTGTAGCAATATTTTCAAAAATATTTAGTCTTTCTATAACAGAATTTAAATTATTTTGTATAGATTCTAATTCTTGTTTAGAATTTTCTAACCTTTTTATAGCTTTTTCTAAAAAAGAAATAGTTTTATTATAAACTTGTTCAGCTTTTTGTAAATCTTCAGGAGAAGATGAAGCTAAGCCTGATAATTGATTTTTAAAATTCTCTGGAGAAGGAATATTAATATTTATATTTTCTTCAGCTTTTTTTTTAGATGCTGCTAATATCTTATCTTTTGAATCCGTTATAGTTAAAGAAGCTTTATTTAGAGTACTATTTAATATATTGTTAATCATCTTATAAATACTTTTTTACTATCAATATCATCCAAACGCGTTCTAATTTTTTTTATTTGGGATAAAACGGGTTGAGCTAAACCTAAATTAACAGCAGGGTTGGGGCCCATAAGGCCTGTAGTTTGTGGGTATTGGACTTGAAAAAATAATTCTAAAGCTCCTATAAGGTCACTCAATAATAATTTTAATTCTCTACTTCTTACAGCAGGAATATTAACATCCTGACCATTTTCAATAGGTCCTATATAAACTTTAGATCCATTTATAAATACATCATTTTTACTATTAACATGGAATTCGCCATCTGTTTTAAATAATAATAAATTTTTCCCTGAAAAAATACTATCATCTCTACTATTAAATACTAAGCGATCACTATCTATTAATATTTGCTTACCTACAAATTCGTTTTCTTGAGTAAAGTTTGCCATTAGGTTAATTTTGCTAATCTTATTGCTTCATCTTTATAGTCTTGTGCATCCCAGTTAGGATTAAAATTTGAAACATCCCAAGTACTATTAAAAATATTATCACTACTTATACCTATTTCTTTACAAAAAGTAGGGACATTAAATAAAGGACAACTTTTATTTCTATGTTGGTTATGACCCATAATTTTAAGGTCAATATTTAAAAATGTACTATAAGAAACAATATATTTTTTTAAAAGTCTTTTAAAAGTAAATGCTTGTGCTTGAGTCATATTTCTATTTAGGGGTTCTCCCCTTCTTGAATATCCTCCAATCCAGTTTATATGAATACATTCAGAATTAGGACTATTACCATTATCTTTAGTACCATTAGTTAGCACACTATCGGGATAACACCTAGTAGCTTTTCCCCCACGATCTATTATCCAATGATAACCTCCTGTATTCCACCCTATATTATCTCTTTCATTAAAGAAAAATCTCATTAAAGAAGCCGGAGTTGAAGTATCTGCTGAGGCAGCAGTGTGTATCATTATATATTTTATTGTTCTTAAGGTAGTAGGTGTTATAATTAAATTAGTATCTGGTTGGAGAAGAGATAAAGCGCGTCCTGATTTATTTTTAAAAATTGAAGGTTTACCTAATTTCCATTGTCTTTCGGCTTCTATATTAATTTTTCTAAAATCACCTGTAGGGACTTCACCATCAAAAGCTTCAGGAGTTGTTACTTCGGGTTGCTGTTCTACAAAATTTACTACCTCTCCACCTGCTATTTCGATATTTTCTTCCTGAAATTCAATTAATCCTTCTTCTGAAGCTTCATCTAAGGCATTAAATACTGGGTCTGGGTTTGTAGGTATTCTTGGTGGGGGGCTAGTGGATTTTTCTATAATAGGGGCCTCAAGATTAAAGTTTATGGGTTCAAATATTAATTCATTATCGGGTAGCGCCTGGGGGATTTTTTGTATAGGTGGTTTACTAATTTCTTCTAATGGTGTAATTATAGGTGTGTAAGTTGATTTTAAAGAATCAACGTTGGTAGATGTAGCATCAATAGGTAAACTTTGATTTTCAAGCATATAAATAGATGCAGCATCATTTGTAATATTTTCTTGATTTCCATTACCTAAACTTAATACCATAGCTTTATCACCAATACTAGGATTTCCATCATTGGGATCATCTGTTACACCATTACTAATAGAATTTGTACCATTAGGGCCCGTAGTAGTGAAGCGGATTCTTTGCCCATTTTTACCTTCCATAATAGAATCTCCTTCCCCCGGTAATAAAGGTTTTAGTTTAGAATTCTCTTTAAAATAATTACCTAATTTATATTCTTCTGATTCATTGCCTATGTCAGAACTTCTTTTGTTTTTTTTCTTTTTAGATCTATTAGGAGTTGGTAGAGCATTATTAGTAGTATTACTATGAATGTTTATAGGGGGTGTATAGTACAAAATTTTATTACTAATATCTCCATCTATATCTGGATAAATATTCGCACTAGGCCCTTCACTAACTATAACAACCTCACCAATAGAGGGATATGTAAAATTACTAATACTAGCCGGTTTAGCTCGAGGTAAAGAGACTGTATTGAGTACTTCCTGATTAAAACCTATTTCTGTAAAAAATATGGTCCCTATATCATCATCCGATTTATAGGCAGGATGGTTTCTTGATAAGATTATATCTTCTACCCTTTTAGTTTGGTTGGGTATTTTAGGAGTACCAGATGATCCTACGTTATTACCCTGATTACGATTCCTTTTTAAACTCATCTTTTGCTACTTCTTCGGCTATTTGTTGAAGTTGTTTTAGTTCTTCATCTGTAAGTAATGAATCCCCTCCACCTGAAGAAGTATTATTTTGGAGTCTTTGAATAATAGCCATCATTTTGATTAAGTGTTCATCGTTTTTAACACTTACCTCTAAATATTCTTTTATAAGAGGAACTACTACTGGTGCATCTCCTATATTCTGTATTAAGGGTTTTAATTCAGCAATTAAAGAATTAATTTGTTTATCCTTTTTTTTACTGTTATCATAAATTTCCTTAAATACATCTGATGATGTTTTATCTTTAAATATTACTGCATCGAGTGGATTATTCATTGGTTATAAATATATCCTATTTCAAGGTATTGAGAATAACATTTTTGATATTCTCCTTTCATTTTTTTTACTACCTTAGTTATAATAGGGGTTTCTTCACCTGTTATTTCTCTAATAAAGATATATATAGCTTTTTTGTTAAATATTTCTAAATGTTCACGCTTTTTAAAAATAGTTAAAACAGCATCTGCTACTTTTATTTCATCAGATTTTTTAAACATGCGGTGCATTTTTACATCCATGTATATTATAAATAAATCTAAAAATTCAACTTTTTCTCCTTTAACTACTTGACGATCAAATTCATTTAATATAGTATCATCTGTGTCTACGTCTAATAAATCAGCTTTTTTCTTTTTCTTTGCATAATTTTTATTATTATACAAAATAAGATAATTTTTACCTACTATACTAAAATATGAAAAGGCTTTACCCTTTCCTACTTTAAAGTAATGAAGTTTTTCAAGTAGAAAGCAAATAACCTCGTGTTTTAAATCTTCGAGGTCATCTACTTCAGTATAATAAAATTTAAAAGTATGAATAAGGTTTTCGGCAAGTTTATAAAACGAATAATGAATTCGTGAATTATAAATCTTATTCCTCTCAACTTGATCTTCACTAGCTAGATATTCAACTATAGCTAATTCTGTATCTTCTGTAAAATATAGTCTTTTACTTTTACGTCCTCTTTTTTTCGCCATTTAAATTAGCGAAGGCGAAATTGGTTTAATGCCTCCTGTATCTTCTTAATTTCAGTAAAAAACCATCCTATTTCATCGTCAGCTACAAAAAATCCTTTATCATCAATAGTTTTTAGTCTTTGATCACAAGTATCTATTGCCTCACTTTGTTTTGCTATAAAATCTTCTAACATTTCATTTTTCTTAGTAAGATTACGAATAGCAAATCCAGCTATAATTAATAGGGCTGATAATAGTATTATTATAATTTCCATTAGTCTGTAAAGAATGAATCTATAATTGATTTAGTTTTTTCGTTGAAATTAGGATTATTTTCCACGTTTATCGCTTTAGCCTTCCTTATAGTTTTATCAGCTTTGGAGGCATTGGCGGGTTTAGACGATTGTTGTACAACCGAATTTCCAGAACTCCACATTTGGAATTCTATTTCTTGAGCAGTTTGAATAGCTTGATGAATTAATAATGGTAAATG